GCGCGCGTCCCGTTCCCGATGATCGACTCCACGTCGAACGCGTCCAGCGTGTTCGGCGGCATGGTCGCCTACTGGGGCGAGGAAGGCGCATCGCTGACCGACTCCAACCCGAAGTTCGGGCGCGCCACCCTCGACGCCAAGAAGCTCACCGGCCTGTCCGCGGTGCCGAACGAGCTCCTCCAGGACTCCATCATCAGCTTCTCCGCCCTCATCGAGAACCTGTGGCCCAAGGCCCTCGCGTTCGAAGAGGACGCCAAGTTCATGGCCGGCAGCGGCGTGGGCGAGCCGCTCGGGTTCATGGGCGCCGGGAACGACGCCGCGATCGCCGTGGCTGCCGAGGCGGGGCAGGCGGCGGACACGATCGTCTACGAGAACGTCGTCAAGATGTACTCGCGGATGCTCCCGAGCAGCCTGTCGACCGCGGTGTGGATCTGCTCCCCGGACGCCATCCCCGAGCTCCTCACGATGGCCCTGTCCGTCGGCACCGGCGGCAACAGCGTGTTCGTCGTCAACGCCGCCGGGCCCGCGCCGATGAGCCTGTTCGGCCGTCCGCTGATCGTGTCCGAGAAGGCCGGAGCGCTCGGCGACCGCGGCGACATCGTCTTCGCCGATCTGTCGTACTACCTCGTCGGCGACCGGCAGACCATGACCGCGGACAGCAGCACGGACTTCAATTTCGGCTCCGACAAGACCACGTTCCGGATCATCCAGCGCGTCGACGGCCGCCCCTGGCTGAAGTCCGCGATCACCCCCAAGAACGGCGGGAACACCCTGTCCCCGTTCGTCGAACTCGCAGCCCGCTAACTGATCGGCCGCCGCCGGCAGTAACGCCCCGGCGGCGGCTTCCACCCGGGTCGGCAGTGTCGCCCCGACAGGACCCCAAGACGAAAGGAGCCCACCGTGGCTCAGAAGGCACTCGGCAGGCTGTTCAACAGCAGCCCCGCCGCAGACGGCAAGTGGATCAACCTGAAGAACGCGGGCGGTATCGCGTTCCTCTGCTACCTCTCCGGCGCGGCAGGCGACACGTACACGCTGCAGGAGGCCAAGGACTCCAGTGGCACGGGCGCGCAGAACCTCGCCGTGATCACGGAGTACTTCACCAACACCGGCGACGCCTCCGACGCGTGGACTCGGCGCACGCAGGCCGCCGCAGCGACCGTCGTCACCGCTGCCGCTGCCACGCAGAACGCGGCCGTGTTCGAGGTCGAGGGCACGCAGCTCTCCGACACCTACAAGTACGTGAAGGTCACGTCCACGGGCGCGGGCACCGTCAACGCCGTCACCCGGGACCTGATGACGCAGCGTGCGGCCGCGAACCTGCCCGCGATGGGAGCCTGACATGTCGACTCTCATCCAGGGCGACCAGCTGCGCGCGCTGCTGCGTGGCGTCCGGGTTTCCCGCGCCACGGCTGCGCTTCCGCAGACGACCACGTCGACGCTGTTCACGATCTCCGGCGGGAAGGTCCTCATCACCGGCATCGTCGGCGAGGTCACCACGGTCATCCAGACCCAGGCCGACAACACCAAGCTGACGTTCGACCCGACCGACGCCGGCGCGACGCAGGACCTGTGCGCCGTCCTCGACATCACCGCGGACGCGGTCGGAACGATGTACTCGATCACGGGTACGCCGGCGACGGCGATGCAGGACGCACTGAACTTCCTGCCCTCCAGCAAGGTGCTGGCGCAGCCGCTGGTGCTGAAGCCCGGAAGCATCCTGCTGGACTGCGCGGCGTCGAACACTGGCAGCGTGAAGTGGGAGCTGACCTACGTGCCGCTGGAGAACGGCGCATCGGTGGCGGCGGCGTAGCCATGGCTCTGTGGATCTGCATCGGTTGCACCTGCGCGTACAGCGTGGGTGCAGCCAGGTGCCCCCAGTGCGGCGACACGAACCACGTGGAGGAAGGAGCAGAGGACATGGCGAAGATCACCGTTCACGGTGGCCCGTCCAACGCGGCCGCCGACGAAGCAGGAGGTGAGGACGTATCAGCTGGTACGAACTCGTCGACATCCTCCGAGAAGGAGCCGAACTCGCCCGAGCCGAGCGAGACGCCGTCCCCGTCGCCTGCCCCAACGACGGCGAGCCGCTCTCGCAAGGGCCGGACGGGGAGCCGTTCTGCAAGTGGGACGGGTGGCGGCCAGGAGGCCGGTTCGTCGGAGACCGGCTCCGCTGACAAGTAGCACCACGCACCGAGGTTGAGGGAGGAGGAGAGCAGATGACCGCAACCGGCTACGTGTCTACCACCGGCGACGCCCGCAAGGTGTCCAAGACCGGGGACGTGATGACGGGTGAACTCACGCTGCCCGACTCCTCCCCGGACCAGGCACTGAACGCGGCGTCGAAGGGCTACGTCGACTCGCAGACCGCGCTGAAGCTGCCACTCGCCGGAGGCACCATCACCGGCGCACTCACCGTCCAGGGGTACACCACTCTCAACGGAGGCCAGTTCAACAGCGACTTTGCCGCGTTCGGCGACCTCACCCTGATCGGCACCGGCAAGCGGTACAGGCTGCGCCGCTCCGGATCCAACCTCGACTTCGAGGGCGCAGGCGTCGACATGATCGTGTCCGTCTGGTCCGTGGAAGACTTCACCGGCAGCCAGCGTTCCTACTTCCGGCTCTCCTCGGACGCGCAGAACGTGCAGGTCGCGGGGAAGGTCGAGTTCGTTGACGGCCTGTACGGGGCGACGAAGCACGTCCTGGACGGCGCCGCGAACAAGGTCGGTTTCTACGGTGCGGCTGCGGCGTCGAGGCCGACCGTCACCGGCTCCCGCGGCGGCAACGCAGCGCTGGCCTCCCTCCTGTCCGCTCTGGCCACGCTCGGCCTCATCACGGACGGGACCACCGCATGACCGACGTGATCGCAGGCCAGTCCGTCACCCTGCTCGCCCAGTTCTACGACTTCTCCGGCGGCAGCCTCACCGACCTCGACGCCACCCCCACCATCACCATCACCAACATCGCCACCGGCGCAACCGCACTCGCAGCCACCAGCAGCGGCGTCACCCACCCCGCAACCGGCAGCTACGGCTACGCCTGGACCCCCTCGTCCACCCTCACGCCCGGCGCCTACCTCGCCACCTGGACCGGCCTGAAGTCCGGCACGCCCGTGACCGCGACCGAACCCATCACCGTCTACGCGCCGGCGTCCGCGGCCGCCACCAACACGGCCCCTGAGGGCATCTGGTATGCCACCCGCGAGGAAGTCAAGGCGGAGCTGGACGTGAAGGAGACGGCACGCTCCAACGCGCGTGTGGACCGAGCCATCGAGGACGCATCCCGTGCGGTCGAGGCCTTGTGTCACCGCCGGTTCTACCCGGTGCAGGCGACGAGGCTGTTTGACTGGCCGCCCCGGGCGGGGATGACGCCGTGGATCCTGCGCCTGGACGACCAGGGCCTGATCTCCGTTGCGACGCTCGCGTCGGGCGGCACGACGATCGCGTCCACGGACTACAACCTGGAGCCGGTGAACAGCGGCCCGCCGTTCAACCGTGTCGAGATCAACCTCGGCACCAGCGCGTCCTTCGGCGGCGGCGACACCTACCAGCGTGACGTCCAGATCGCAGGGCTGTGGGGCTACCGCAACACCGAAACCAGCGTGGGCGCGCTCGCCGAGATCCTCGACGACAGCGAGACCGCCGTCGACGTCGACGGCGCCACCTCGGCCGCGGTCGGTGTCGGCTCCATCGTGCGCGTCGACTCCGAGCGGATGCTCGTTACCGGTCGGACGCAGCTGTCAACTGGGCAGACCCTCGGCGGGGCCGGGCTGACGAACCAGAACAACGCCGTCACCCTCACCGTCGCCTCCGGCGCCGCCTTCGCGGCCGGGGAGGTCATACTCATCGACTCCGAACGCATGCTCATCGAGGACATCGCAGGCAACAACCTCACCGTCCGCAGGGCGTGGGACGGGTCTACGATCGCCGCCCACACCGCCGGGACGACCATCTATGCCCCGCGGACCCTCACCGTCACCCGCGGTGCACTCGGCACCACCGCCGCCGCACACGACAACGCGAGCGCCGTATACCGCTTCGACCCGCCTGGCCCCGTCCGCCAACTCGTCATCGCCGAAGCCCTCACATCACTGCTGCAGGGCCGTTCCGGGTACGCGCGGACGGCCGGCTCGGGTGAGAACGAGAGGGAGACGTCCGGCCGCGGCCTCGCCGACCTGCGGCAGCGCGTGTACGTCAGCCACGGTCGCAAAGCACGAATGAGGAGCGTGTAGCCATGCTGCTCGACGTCTCCACCAACGCCCGCGGCCCGATCTTCGACGGACGTGCCCGCGCCGCCGCCAACCAGTACGTGGACCGGCTGGAACGCACCCTCGCCGAGGAAGGCCTGAACATCCTCAAGCGGGAGATGCGCGCCGTGTTCAAGAACCCGACCGGCTACTACGAGTCCCGGTGCGTGGTCGTTGAAGGCCGCAAGATCTGGGACTCCCGCGTGGTGTACGGGCCGTGGCTGGCTGGCATCGGCTCCCGCAATTTTCCGGTGACCCGGTTCAAGGGCTACGACCACTGGATCAAGACCCGGCACCAGCTCAACGAGCGTAAGCAGGGCATCGGTGAGCGGCTGCTGCGCCGGTACACGGGACGGATGTGATGCCCCGTGTCTCTTGCCCTCACCACCATCCGCAGCGTCGCCCTGTCGCATGCTCAGAGCCTCGGCCTGTTTGAGCAGGTGCTCGGGCACGAGCCCGTCTCGGCGCCTGGCTCCGGTCTCATCTACGCCCTGTGGGTCGCACGGATCGGCACGGTCCCTGCCGGATCCGGGCTCACCGCCGGAACGGGCCGTCTGGAGTTGACCGGGCGCGTGTTCATGCCCGCAGACACGGAACCGCAGGACGACGTCGACCTCGCCGTGACGGGCGCCGTGGACGCCCTGCTGGGCGCGTACAGCGGGGACTTCGAGTTCGGCGGGAACGTCCGCAACGTCGACATCCTCGGCGCCCACGGGGCCGGATTGGGCGCGGTGTTCGGCTACGCCCGCTTCGACTCGACTACGTACAGGGTGGCCACGCTCACCATCCCCCTCGTGATCAACGACGTATGGACGGAGGCCCCGTGAAGAGTTCAGGACTTGGGGACAACCTTTACATTCAGGGCTTCGATGCCTCCGGTGACATCCAGCAGCTCGGGAGTATCGGCGGCGGCCCGGCGCTGCTCAACTTCACCGCGATCAACAAGAGCGCCTACGAGCGGCAGGGCGGACTCCGGTCCGGGCAGATCGAGTTCACCGCATTCCACAATCACGTCGCGATCTCAGGCGCCACCCACGAAAAGCTCGCCGCACTGCCCCGCACCGACGTCATCCTGACGTACTGCCGGGGCACGACGCTCGGCGACCCTGCTGCATCTCTAGTCGGCAAGCAAGTCAACTACGACCCGACCAGGGGCGACGACGGGATGCTGACGTTCGGAGTGTCCGGGCAGTCCAACGGCTACGGCATCGAGTGGGGCGTCCAGTTGACGGCTGGGGTCCGCACCGACACGGCAGCAACCAACGGCTCCAGCATCGACACCCTCGCGAGCGCGAGTTTCGGCGGTCAGGCGTACCTGCAGGCCTTCAGCTTCAGCGGCACGGACGTCACGGTGAAGATCCAGGACAGCGCCGACAACTCAACGTTCGCCGACGTCGCCGGGTTCGCCTTCACACAGATCACCGGCAGCACTCCACTTGCCGAACGTATCGCCCTTGGCAGCACGGCCACCCTGCGCCGCTACCTGCGGGTTTCCACGGTGACGACCGGCGGATTCACCTCGCTGGCCTTCGCCGTCAACGTGATCAAGAACGAGACGACGGTGAGCTTCTGATGAGCTTCCAACTGTCCCGCCCCGACCCAAAGATGGGCCCCGACGCCTACAAGACGTACGCCGTCGTGTCCCCGCTCAGCACGCACTTCCGGCCGGCGTCGTGCGAGGAGATCGGCTGCCCGCACTACCTGAACGGGTGGCGCGTCCGGGTGGAGGGCCTCAGCCCGCAGGACATTCACGCCGCGAAGAACTCCGGCCGCCGCTGGGTCGAGCAGCGTGTGGCTGAGGGTGAGACGTGGCTGGTGTTCGAGGCCGGGCAGAGCTGCTTTCGCGTCAGCACCCATCGCACCCGCATGGACCGGCCGCCCCTGTACGTGGTGCGGGACGGCGATCACCGCGGCAACCCACGCGGCACGAAAGCTCGGGTTCATCACAGCCCGGGGAACTGGCTGGACGACTTCGCCACGCATCAGCAGGCGATCGCAGACGAAATCAAGAAGGGGTGATCTGACATGGCGAAGGCTTCAGGTCTCGGCCAGACGACACTGTCGGTGGACACGAGCGCGGGTACGCCGACGGACATTCGGAACGACGTCACCAACTGGCAGATGAGCACCCCCAGGGGTGTGCAGGACATCACCGGTGTCGACAAGTCCGCGAACGAGCGACTCCTGCTCCTCGCCGACATGAGCGTCACCTACAACGGCGTCTTCAACGCCACCGGCGCCCACCTCGTGTTCCGCACCGTCCCGTCCACGTCGGTGAACCGGACCTGCACCAACACCGTCAACGGCGTCACGCTCGCCGGGGAGATGCTGTTCTCCGACTACCAGCTCACCCGCGCCGACAGCGGCGAGCTGACCTGGTCCGCGCCTGGCGCTCTCGCCGACGGCACCGTTCCGACCTGGGCCTGAGGGGTATCGCATGGCATTCGTAGCGAAGGTCAAGACGTACACGCTGCAGTTCGAGGAAGGCCACGAATTCCACGGGCTCGAAGCGCGCGTTGCCGGGATGACGCTCGGCGAGTTCATGGAAGTCACCGAGGGCGGCGCCGAAACCGCCGCGGCCGCGCTGAAGCGGTTCGCCGACCACCTCATCTCCTGGAACCTCGAAGACGAGCACGGCAACCCCGTACCCACCACCGAGGAAGCCCTCCGGCAGCAGGACCACGACCTGGTTTTGGCCCTGAACAACGCGTGGGTGCAGCACGTGGTGGGGGTCCACGATGCCGACCCTTTGCCCGAGACCTCCACCTCTGGCGCACCGTCCCTGGAGGTATCCGCGATTCCGATGGAAGCACTGTCACCGAGCCTGGCGAGCTGAAACAAGCCCGGTGGCTGCTCGGCCTGTTGGAGCGGTTCCCGGGCTACACCCTGTCCACGCTGCTGGAGGAATCAACCGAACTCGCGCGTCTCGTCCGTATTGAGGAACTCGGCGGCGCACACACCCACGGAGAGGAGGTAAGCGATGGCTGGTGACGACGTAACGATCACAGTTCGGGTCAACGACAACACCGCGGCCGGGTTCCGTGACGTCAACGGCAGGCTCAGGGACATGCGCGGCCGGTTCGCGTCAGCCTCCAACGACATGCGCCGCGACTCCGACAACCTCAACCGATCCGTGGGTGGCCTCACCAGCGGGTTCGCGAGCCTCAGCCCCGTGGTGTATGGGGTGGCCGGTGTGCTGGCTACGTCCCTGCTTCCGGCGATCGGCGCGGCTGCGCCTGCGCTGGCCGGGCTGGGTGTAGCGGCGGGCACGTTGAAGCTGGGGTTCGCCGGGGTGGACCAGGCGCTGGAGGACTCGGGTAAGAATCAGAAGAAGTATGCCGAAGACCTCAAGAAGATGGGGCCTGAGCAGCGGACTTTCACCCGCGCGTTGGTGGATGCGAAGAAGGAGTTCAACGGCGTCGGCCGTGAGATTCAGAAGGTCATGCTTCCTGGGTTCACGAAGGCGGTGCGGGAGGCCGGCCCGGTCATCAAGATCCTCGGCCAGAGCATGACGGAGTTGGGTGGCGCGTTCGGTGATGCGGCTGAGGGTGTCGGCCGGATGCTGAAGGACTCCGGATTCCAGAAGGAACTTCAGGCCAACCTTAAGCTGGGCACCGGGGCTATCAAGGACATGACGTCGGCGATGGGCCCGTTCGTCCGTAGCTTCCTGGACTTCGGGGCGAAGTCGCAGCCGACGTTGGACGCGCTGACGAACCTTGCTGGGGGTGCCCTGTCGAAGGGGCTCCCGGGCATGTTCAAGGGCCTGGAGACCGGTATCGGCGGCGCCGCGCAGGTGCTGAACGGGTTCGGCTATGCCCTGAACGACAAGATTCTCCCTGCGCTGGGTGAGTTCTCCGGGCAGCTCGCCAAGGCCGGCGGACCGTACCTGAAGCAACTGTTGATGCTGTTCGGTGATCTGGCTTCGGTGACGCTCAAGGGGCTTGGGATCGGGCTGAAGGCGGCGGCGCCGATCCTCAACGACCTCGCCAACGGGCTGCGTGCGGTCCGCACGTTCGGCGCAGACGTCGCGCCGACGCTGAAGGACATCGGGTCGGCTTTGGCGTCGGTGTTCGTCCCTGGGGACTACTCCAGCATGACGGGCCCGTTGACGTCGCTGGCGGATGCGATCGACCGGAACAAGCAGGCGATCCAGGAGGGCGCACGGGTCTTCGGTCAGGGTGTGCTGTCGATGGCGCAGGTTGCCATTGATGCTGTCCCGCCGACGATCAAGATTTTCCGGATGATGTCGGTGGGCATCCTCACCGCGATCGACGGGATCGTGTCCGGGCTCGCCACTGCGTTCTCCGGGATCCCGATCCTCGGCGACAAGTTCGAAGCGGCGAACAAGAGCTTCGACAAGTTCAAGAACGGGTTCCTCAACGGGCTGTCGTCGGCGGAGAAGCAGGCCCGTAATTTCGCTGCCTCCGCGGGCCCGAAGCTGGCCGCAGGCCAGTTGAAGCTGAACATCAACAACTGGGAATCCCAGATCGCGACGGCGAAGTCCCAGTTGAAGTCGGTGCCGCCGGAGAAGCGGGCCGCGCTGCGGGCGCAGATAGCGGACCTTCAGGCCAAGGTGCGGCAGGCACGCGGCGAGTTGGCGTCGCTGCACGACAAGTCCGTCACCATCACGAGCATCCACAACATCATCACGAAGTCGACGACGTACCGCTCTGTCCACGACATCGTCGGCGCGACCGGCGGCCTGTTCACCGGCAAGCAGTTCCGGTACGCCGACGGTGGGCTCGTCGAGGGCCCCGGCACCGGCACCTCCGATGACGTGCCCGCCCCCTGGCTCAGCAATGGGGAGTTCGTCATCAAGGCCGCCGCCGTCCGTAAGTACGGCGAGCACATGCTGCAGGCGATCAACGACGGCCAGTACGACGGCCAGTACGACGGCCCGAAGTACGCCCGGGGCGGGAAGGTAACCAAGGCGCAGCAGCGGGCGCGTGAGCAGGCCAAGGCGGAAGCTCAGGCCCGGCATGACGCCATGGGGGACCTGAGCATCAGCCACTTCGGCAGGATGGCCGGCTACCGGCGGGATGAGTTCCGGACGGCGCTCGGGAAGCCGGACAACCTCGGGTCGCTGGTGAACGCGTTGAACCAGTGGCGGGGCATCATCCAGAAGGCGACGCACGGGCGCACCGAAAGCCGCCTGCTGAAGCAGCTCGACTCGGCGGGCAAGAGTCTCCTGAAGTGGGAGAAGCAGCTCACCAGCGTGACGGCGAACCTGTCCAAGGCCAAGGACAAGCTGGCTGATCTGAAGTCTGCGGCGGCGCAGTTGCGGGACTCGGTGAAGGGGAATCTCCTCAGCTCGGCGAACATCACCCGCGGTGCTGGCCCGGACAGCACGGTGACGCTGTCGTCGATCCGGTCGGGGATGCGGACGTCGAAGGACAAGGTCACCGCTTTTGCTGCCGCGCTGAAGCAGCTCCGCGCGAAGGGCTTCAGCAAGAGCATCATTCGGCAGGTCGCTGAGGCCGGTATCGACGGCGGCGGCTTGGAGACCGCCGGGGCTCTGCTGCAAGCGTCGGCGTCTGAGGTCAAGACGATCAACCAGACCCAGGCGCAGATCGAGAAGGCGGCCGGGAGCGCGGGCAAGACGACCGCAGATGCGGTGTATGAGAAGGCCATCAAGGCGCAGGAGAAGTACGTCAAGAAGCTGGAAGAGCAGCAGAAGAAGCTTGAAAAGAGCATGGACCGCTTGGCGAAGGCCATGGAGAAGGCGATCGAGAAGGCGTTCGGGAAGAAGGGCAAGGCCGCGGGTGGCATTGTCGGCGCGGCCGCGTCGGGTGGTCTGCGGTCGTCGCTGACGTGGGTGGGTGAGCAGGGCCCGGAGCTGCTGGACCTGCCGGCGGGGGCGCGGGTGTGGTCGAACCCGGACTCGCGGCGGAAGCTCGCTCAGGGTCAGGCGCCGTGGGCGTCGATGCTCACCGCGCCTCGCCGTGCCCCGGCGGTGGCTGCGGGCGGCGCTGCGGCTGGGGACGGTCAGCCGATTGTGATCCAGGTCCGGATCGGTGAGAAGGACT